TTTTTTTAAATCAACCTTAGTTACTGTTTGCTCTTGTACTTCAGGTTTTGCTTTCATCTTTGCTTTAACCTTGGTAACGTTTCCTTTTGTCTCGTTACCATCTGGTTGTTTTTCTTTCTTTGTTTTTACTTTAATCTTGCCAGTCTCGTCATTAGCGATTGGCTCTTCTTTCTTTGCCATAATATAATATAATAATAGTTAATAAATTTATCTAGGACCAAAGCTAGACATGTCACCTATTCCACCTAGTATATCATTACCTGATGATTCAAAGTTTTTAGGTGCTTTGTCATTATTTCTTTGGTCTATAAGCTCACTTTGTTGTGTAGCTTGTATTTTTGTTCTATTGTCTTTACGATCTTCTTTTTCTTTTTCCTTACCTTTAGCGCTTTCTACCTCTGCATTTTTAAGCTGCATGTTGTAGTTGAACTCTAACTCCATAAGTTCTTTTTTCATTTCTATCTCTTGGTACATTTTTTGAGATTCTATTTCAGCTTTTAATTGTTCTAACTGTACCTTACCTTGGTTTAAAGCTTCATTTTTTTGCATTTCAGCTTGAGCTGTTGCTTGTGCTGTTTGTTGGTTTATTTGTGCTTGCTGCTCCATATTAGCTTGTTGAAGCTGCTGGTCTTTATCTTGCTTTTTCTTTCTACGTATTTTAAGAAGTTGATTTGCAAGTTTTACATTTCTTATATCTCTAAGATCAATAGCGTCTTCAAGCTCTATGCTTTGTTGTTGCAATGCCATTTGTATATTGTTTTCTAGCATTTGCTTTTCTTCTTCGTCCGGCATTAACTCTATAAATATACCGAAGTCATACAAGTGTAGATTTGACATTTCTTTTAGAGTAGCTACGTTATGAGCTCCAATAGCTTGTATAAAAGCATCTTTTGTTGGTGAGTACTCTATAACGTCTGATATTCTAAGCGACAAGCATTCCGCTGTTGATGCTGTTAAAAATAATCCTGCCTGCAGTATGTGTCTAGTTGCCGTGTTTGAATTTGCTGCTGCTAGTTTTTGAACACCAACTAAGGCGTTTTTATCAGGCATGCTACCATCTCTAGCCTCGTTTAAGCCAGTTACGTCTCTTATCATTTGAACATAATAATTATAGTTGCCTATAAGAGCCTGCATCTTACCGCTACCGCTTCCTGACTGTATTTCTTGAATTGGAATCTTTCCAGGGTTTTGATCACCATCCGAAGTAAAGCTTCTACCTATAACGGAACCCGTCTGGAAAAACATGTTTAAAGCTTCTTGCGGATTATAGTTCGTGCCATTACCTAGATCAACCTCAGCTAAACCATCAGCATCTAAATAAACGCCATCTGGAACCATACGTGATAATACTTGTTGTAACTTTAAGTGTGTCAACTGGATCATATCAGCAAAACCAGTTATACGTTTTACTAGCGAATCTATTCTTCCGTCATACATTCTTGGTGCGACAATAGAATAATTCATTTTAACCTTAGTGTAATCACTCTTTGGTCTCATCATATTTCTAGCCATCTCCCATCTAAGTAGTTTATTACTACCAAGTATCATAGCACCGTCGTACAAACACTCTATAGACCTTGACATTCTACCATAACCACCTTCCATGCCTTCTGGTGGGTTGTATTGATCATCTCTAGGTATTATTTTATCAGAGCCTGTAGCAGTTTCTTTAACCTTATATACTTCGTTCATATAAGTTTTATAGTTAAAGTATAAAACTTGAATAGTATTGTTGTCTTCTTTTTGGTGGGTATGCCTTGAGTTGTGGTTTGATCTACTGTTAGACTTATTTTTGATAACATCCTCTAGATCTGCCTCGCTCAAGTGAGGAAATTGCTTTGCCAACTCGTTTGCTGGTATTGTTTTTACCTCACCAACGTAGTACACGTCTTCAAAATAAGGCGAGTCAGTATAAGAGTAAACTAGATTAGCTGGATCTACGTATTCTACTGTAACGCCTTCTGAAGTATTAAAAGATGTTTTTGTAGCACCTATACCTAAAACTGTTAGATCGTAATAAAATTGTTTCTTTATTAATTCATAGTTATTCCCTTCAAATAAAACTTTTAAAGCCTGCTCTTCAGCAAGTTCAACAGCCTGCTTGTAATTAAGCTGCATGTGTATTTCTAATTCTTCTGTAGTCTCTGGAAGTGTTTTCTTGTCGTTCTCATACAGGTTCATGTTAAAGTTTTCTTGCGCCGCATCATTAAATGCTTTACTTTGCATGTCTCTTATTATAGACTCCATGTATTCAGTTCGCTTCTCAACACCAAATATATCTTGAGAGTAAGCTTTAACATCATAAGTTCTTTCAGCTATACCGTTGACAACTATATCTACAAACTTAGATATAATTGGTACTGGTTTCCAGTCTAAATTTAAATAAGACAAATCACCATTTATAGATAATTCATCTTTATATTTTTGAACTGATTGCTCGCCTCTAGCGTACAATCTTAAGTTGTGAAAATTATTTTGATTAGCTCTATACCTATTAGAACCTCTATCCATATTAAACCACTCTTGTTCTATTGCTTTACCTACTTTCAAACCATAGTCGTAGCTTAGCTTCTCAGCATCGCTAACTGTTTGACTCGGGAAATAACTTCTAATGCCAGACTCTGCCATATTTATTATTTGATTATTTGTGAATTTGTTCCAGTATTACTATACTTAGAAATGTTTATATTTAATGGTTGTTTTTCAACCTTTGCATTTGGTGCGTATAAATGTCTGTTATTTGCCATTATAGCTAAACCAGAACTTATAGACGCATCATACTTTGTTCTTTTGTTTATATCAAACCTACTCCAATCGTTTAGTAGATCATTAAAGTATAAATCTCCAAATGTTCCATCTTGCTTCATACCTACGTGATCCTGTATGTACATCTCAATCGCAGCGGCATGTGCTTGTTTTATATCTTCACTAGAGTTAGGTATACCGCCTACTTCTTTTTCTGCAACTGATAATTTATTCCATATCTTATCAGGTCTATTCATACTAAACCCTCTATATCCTCTACGCCTCAGATAGTACAAGAGACGAGGTTTATTGTTCTCTGCGAGTATAGGCATCCCGTAAAATACTAAAGCCATTAGAACGTCTTCAAAGAAGATCTCAGCTGTTGGTGGTCTTGACAAGTATTCTAAAAAGAAACTGTTAGCTGGAGCATCCTCCATACTAAACCTAGTTAAACCGTGTAAAGCCCCTTTTGACCCTTCACCGTCTACTGTACCTGATATATCATAACTATCACAGCCAAACGCTCCCATGTGCTCGTTGCCTGGGTACTTAATACCATTTTTAAGTATTACTCTATTCTGTATTTGCGACGGTGGTACCCAACTAACTTTAAACCTACCTTTTGGATCTGGATAAAATATTACTTGTGAATCTTTTATACCGTTAACCCATTGAAAATTACCTTTAGTTATACCTAGTGTTCTAGATAGTTCTTCATTGTAATCTATTTGTTCGTATATTTTAACTAAGTTAAATATACTATTCTTAGTCTCATCTCTGAACGCATGCTCAGTTGTTCTTGGAAACTGGCGGTAGAATTCGTTTAAAGCGTCTTGATCATCTTTTAAACCATCAACTTCATTTTGCCAATTATCTATTACACCTACATCTATTAGTTCACCGTCTGGGGCGAACACGTCGATATCAGGAGTAGTGAAAACTGGAATTCCGTACTCATCAATAAATCCTTCGTAGTTCCATTCCATTGGGATAAACAAAGAGTATAAACCAGATTTTGTTTGACCGTTTCTATTTCGTTTAGTGACATCTGATGCATTGTATAATTTTTTAAAGTTATCGCCTCCTTTATCTAAAGCGTTTGATGTTGAACCCATCATACACTTACCTATAATTCTACTACCTAATCTTAAACATGTTTTTGTAACACGCCAGTTATTTAATATATTATCAGGTCTTTCCCACTTACCACTTTCATCATGTACTAATAACGCTAGCTTTTCACCGTCATAGCTATTGTCACCTGTGTTTTTCCAATCTATTGTTGTATCTAATCCTTGTATGTCTTCCAGCTTTTCATTAGCTGTTATTTTCTTTCTTGTAAACTTACTAGCAGGTACTCTATACGCTAGCTCTGTTTTTGGTCTATCCATACCATCTTGAACTGGTTTAAAGAAAAATGGATAGTTAATTGATATTGGTACTACTTTATCTGTAAACATTTTCTTTGCATCAGCACCTGTTTTAGATAGTATACCATATCTACTATCACTTGCAAGAGTGGCTAAGTTAACCGTTTCTGCAGATGACATGAACGAAAACCCTGATCTTCTGTTCTTTAGGTAGCACATACCGTAACATCTTTTATCTGCTTTACAAGCTTCCCAGAATATAAAGAACAATCTGTTTGCCTCTCTAAAATCTGGCGCACCTACATCTATCTTGCTCCATTGTAAGTACATATAGTGAGTTCCTGGTATCCACGTTGGTTTTCCATTGTTAGTAAACCAGAAACCTTCTTCCCTACGTTTA